TGCTGCATAAAGGTCAGAAGGTGGTAGGGTATGCAGGTCCTACGAAATGGCGTCATGCCAAGCAAGGAGTCCAATAGGCTCTTCCCTTATATGGCAGGTGTAATCACTGCCAACGACGTACGGCAGAAAGGCACCGGCAAGTTCGCAGCTGACTTTGTCTCTTGGGCAAAGACTATGCAGCTGATCAACGAGCATCACAACGGTTGGCAGCCCCAGCTGGCGATGAACCCTGACGGCGGTCACGTCTTCAAGGCTCCTGACGGCAGCGCTTACATCATTGTGTCCTTCATCCATCCAGAAGAAGGCGAGAGCACTGAGTGGCCCTATGCGGTCACCAACAACAACAATCAAGCGATTGCCTATGAGAAGGTCAGCTGCGATCTGCTAACGAAGGCGCATCGTCGTGCTATCTGCAGCGCTGCAGCCGGCTTCTTCTCCCTCGGCTACGAGATGTGGGCGCGTGAGGAGTACGCACAAGCAGAAGACAAGGCTGCGCCTCCTGTGCCCCTACAGCAGGATGTACAGGTCAAGCCTGCAGCAGCTAAGAAGAAGCCTGTTAAGGCTGCCCCTGAGCCTGCTGAGCAGCAAAGCCGTGAGGAGTTAGAGGGCAAGCTCACTGACATCCTGTACACACTGCCAAAAGAGCAAGTCAGCTCGTTCCTTGAGCAAAAAACGAAGGTTTACGGGCTCAAAGATTACGGCAGCAGGATTGCTCAGATGGACGTAACACAACTGAGGCACTGCATTGATGAACTTAATGAATCCATCTAAGCAGCGTAAGATCCGCCAGACCTGCTTGTTTGACCCCGAGGTCATCGACAAGCTGCGCGATGAAATGATCATCCGCCTCAAACGTGGCGAGCGTTGCACTATGTCATCTCTCGTCAATGAAAAAATCCGCGATTCACTCAACATTCTCTAAACATGTCTGATTTCACCCCCGCACTGCCTAAGCCTTGCAAGTGGTCTGTTGGCGACAACCAGTACGACCAAGAGGGCAAAAACCCTAAAAAGCTGTCGGTATTTATTCCTCTCGACAGCGTGCATGCCTTCTGCAACCATCTAATCACGATGGCTGACGACAAGCAGCTGCACAAAGACGGCAAGGTCTACAACTTCGAGGCCAAAGCCAACGAGTCTGTCAAAGGCATCTATCTGAACTGCAACGGCAGAGACGGCGAATACGGCGCCTACGGCAACATCAATCCCAAAAAGATCACACAGGAGTTGCCCTTCTGATGAACACCTTTAAAGAATTTAAACAGAGACTCCCGCCACAACCCCCGCCGTCAAAGGCTGGGGAAACCTACTGCGCTTACGAACATGCTCCCTCTTGGTCCTACACAGTTAACGGCGTCGACGATAGCGGGGAGCCTATGCATGGGTGCATGCGTGCTCATAGCAAAAGTGACCTCATCCGAATGCTTAAAACGCGGTATCCGGCAAAAAACATCCAATTTGATTCAATTCAAAAGGTCACAAAAAACCCAAGAACCGCACGTTCTCGCTGTGCGTCGTAGGTTGCCGGTTTGAGAAGGGAGGAACTGCTTCGTCTGATTCGTTTGATTCGGGCGGAGCAGCCCGACCTTATCCCTTACCAAATAGCACTACAGATCTCTCTAATGACTGAGAAGCATTACGAGGGTCGAACTATCGCAGATTTAATTCAGGAGCATGACTTGTGAGTGATTGGTACGATGACCTCAGCCGTCTTCCGAAAATGGCTGCTGATACGCATTTCACTTTCACGGAAGGCCACATCCGCTTGCTGATTTGGATGTGCGAAGTGCAGCAAGAGTCGATACAAGAGGCATGTGAGATCTTGCTGCAACGTGATGAGCAGCCGAGTGACGCGCTTCTGCATGCCCGTGAAGGGGTGCTTGACCTCAAGACTTGGGGTTTCAGGCTTCTTGCTTCTATAGAAGATGTTGAAGATGACGATGAAGACACTGACGACGCGCTTGAGGTGGGAGATACTGAGCCTTCACATGGGGCTATCACGACCGATGACATTAAAAGTTTTAGAGAAGCACTCGAGGGACGACGGCCGCTACATCGAAACAGTGCAAAACGAAAAGGGGGAAATTTTTTACAGAAGCTGCGGCAGTGGTACATGTCGCTATAGCTCTGACTTTTGGCAAGCAGAGATTTACCTAGAGTATTTCAAGCCCGAAATTCACGACGCTTAGTCTGGGCTGTTGTAGCTGTACTCCATCAACGCTGAGGCAAACAGGGTTTTGAGCTTGTGCAGGGCCTCCTGTTCGCTTGGGTCAGGCCCGCCAGGCCATTTCTCCAAGTAGAAAGCTACTGATTGATACATCAGCGCGATGCTTGGCTGATTGAACTCAAAATACATTGATTCGTCATCTACTTGCATAACTAAAATTGACCGCCACTTATAAGGTTGTCTGCAGCTTCTTTAGCTAAGTAGTTGATTGCAGCTTTTTGGCCGTATATCAGCTTTGCAAGCATTTGGCAAACTTCATACATTTCCTGCATATTTCCTTCCTCTTTCAAAACCTCTAGCCCGCGCATCAACCTCTCGCGTTGCAGCTGGGTTTCTAGTGGTAAGTCAAACGCATTTAGCTTGCTCAAAGCATCTTTCTGCGGCTGATTCGGCTGCGGATCTTGTGTCATAGCAGTCGGGAAGATAATGAATCATTCCACCATGATTGTACCAAGCCCGAAAATATCCACCATTGATAGAAGTGAAGCTGACACCTGTCTGCTGGTGGTAGTTGCCCGTTGCCATCTGTGACTGCAGTCTTTTCGCATCCCTGATTTTGCCTAAAATAACCTTGTCAGGGAACACTGCATGTACTCTCGGATTGATGACATTTACCTCATCAGCCGCCGGGAGTCCAAAAAAAGATTCAGGTCTACTATCTACGAAATGTGGGGTGGCGAGTGCGCTTATTGCGGCAAGCCCGCCCGATCGCTCGACCATGTAGTCCCTAGACATAAGGGCGGCCTCACTGTTACAGAAAACTTAATACCTGCTTGCTTATTTTGCAACGGAAATAAGGGAGCTGAGAATTGGATTGAGTGGTATCGCAAACAAGATTTTTACACAGCTGATCGTGAGGCCACTATCTGGCTCTGGTTAGGCCAAAACTTGTTATGCGAAGACCCTTGCCTGTTGGCGGAGCCATTCCGCGGCGTCTTCTCTGCTATAGAACAGCGCCATCTTCTCACCAGTAATGCACAAAATTGCACTGCGTCCCTCAACGTAAACTTGGCGCATGCTGCTTTTAGTAAGTGTCTTCATTTGTAACCTCCTTGTAAAACGCATTAAATTATACCGTTTTGCTAATGGCGAATATGTAGCAACGTGATACCGTCAATTTGGTCAGCAATAAATCAATGCTTGACATGAGAACACTTGACAACTGGGTGCGCATAAAGCGTTCGCTTGAACAAGCTGGCAAAACTGACACATTCTTCTACAGGCGTGCCGTTGCTATTCTGCGCGGCCGGCCAGATCCACTAACCAACACCTCACCGCTTTTTGTCGAAACGGATTACATCGCTGATGGTTGGGATTAGCCACTGATCAACACGCACGCAAACTTGTATGTTTGCAGGGTTAGCGCAGTTTACGACCACGACAGACCAAAACTTCGTGATATAAACGCAGACCTGAAGCCAGATTACCCAAACATTAGTCATCGTTAATCACAATCATCCAGCCGCTTTTGGGGCCATCAATCATCCACCTGCGCTCGAAGTCGCTGCGATCAACCCTTACATAGGCACCGCTCAGCTTTTTCTCATGCGTGCCCTTGTGCATATCAGGCATGCCGGCAGGGTCATGAATTGTTAGGCCGTACATGTCGTAGCCCGTCACTACAACCCAGTGCCCTGGCCCATACGGGCGCTCACCTTTTGACAAGTCTCCTTTGGCGAGAATCCCAACAGCTACAGGCCGCCCCTGATCAATTAAATCGAACAGCAGCGACATGCTGCCATATTGCATAAACACGGCCCGCAAGCCCAAGCTGCGCAGCGCCAGTATCTGAGCATTAACTGAGGTTGTATCGCCAAAGCGCTCACGAGTCAGGTTGTACTCGTCGTCAGAATGCACAACGTCTTTCTCAGCCGCGAGCATTGCTGCTGCACTTGAGAAGCATTCGCGATAACCCTGCCCTGACTCGTTGTCGTGCTGCTTGAAATACGGCACAAGCAACCACTGCGACTTGCCGCTGGTTTTCCAAGTTTCAAACCAGTCAGAGTCACGGGCTAGCAACTCAGCCGGCATAGCCTCCTCAAGCTGCTGGATTGCAGCAATTTGATGCGGGGTGCCCCTGTAGAACTGAAAGAAAGGGAGCAGCGCTAACGGTGCCATAACAAACAACGCAGCGCGTTTCACTCTTCCTTTTTGCGTGGAAACATTGCAATTTCTAAAAGGTTGACCAACTTGTCATCGATCTCGTTATCGGTGGACTCAACCAGCTTCTTGACGCAATCAATGATCAGCTTTTTTACAGCGTCAGACTTGACAAATGCCAGCATCACTGGCTTGAGCAGCAAGATCATGAGCTTTCTGTATTTGCTCGCATGTTAGGTCTGCTTGCTAGGCCCTTCCAACCGTGCGACCGATGACTCAAGCGTCCTAAGACGTTCAAACACTTCTTGGTTGGTTTGACGGATGTCTTGATGTACAAGGTCTAACCGTGAAGTCAAATTATCAACTGCTGTTGTAAGCCTTACAAGCGAATCACGGCCTTGCTGGTTTTGGCGAGTGAAGCCACTGAAGCCCAAGGCTGCTGCGGTTATTGACGCGCCACAAATTGCAGCCCACACTTCAATCATGGCCGTCTCCGCTCGCTTTTATCATGGCAGACACACCAGACGACAGCAATGAACAGCAGAAGGACGGACCAACGCTTGCTGATGGCGTTCGGCTTATTGTTCTCGGTTGGTCTGCGACCCTGCTGACTATCTCTTACTTGGGCATCTTTCCAAGCATGAAGATGGATTCAACTTTTGTAGCATCTTTGCTTACAGGCGCCATGGCCGGCTTTGGAATTGAAAGAAAATCTGGTAACGCAACTAAAAAAGACGCACCTAAAATTCCAACAAACGGAAAATAGATCATGAAACGCTCTTTACTGTTCCTGCTTGCCTTGGGCGTTGCAGCCCCAGCACAGGCAGACCTTGTGCATCAGATCTCGTCTTCTGTGCAGCTCAGTGTTGACGCAGCAGCAGCGCAAACAACACGCTTAGGCTCTACCTACTCAGTCAGTGGTTCTGGGGTGAGTACAACCGATGGCACCACTGCAAACGTGCTAGGCGGCTTTGGCAATGTCACCAACGGCGTGCCTGCTATCACCAACATCACGGCATCACAAGCCACTAGCGGTAACGCCTTCAGCTTTTCGCAGAGCTACATAGAGGGCGACAGCACCAGCACCACCAGCACAAGCTTGACTAATGGCGCAGTCACTGCTTTGCCGTTGCTGGGGCAGACCACAACCACAGGCGGGGGTGTTGCTGGATCACTTGCAGGCACCGTGACTAACGGTCACGCAGTTACCGTAACTGCAGGCGGTACAGGTACATCGGTCATCGGCCAAACCATCACCTCCCTGACTATCGGTGACTGATGCGCGTTCTAGTTTTTGTGCTGCTCTTTGCAGGTTCTGCGAGTGCGGTGCCCGTGACACCTCAGTTCAGGACTGGGACTATGACCAGCAACACGCGCAGTACCACGCAAATCGTCGAAAACATCAAATCAGTCGATTTCGCTACTGGCTACACCTATTCCGTGAGCGGGTCTGGGGTGACCAGCAGCGGGGCACTGATTCCGCAAGCGGCTACAACCCAGAGCGTGACGATGGAGGGCGTGCAATCGCAATGGCAGGGGCTACCGCTCAGCAGCAAGCCTATTTATCAGCAGCAAACCCAAGGCGCAGCATTTCAGCTGACAGAGCACTACAGCGGGCCAGGATTGCAGACGGTGACCACCGTGCAGCGCACAACTTCGATCGAAACCGTCACGGACTCCACCT